GTTATATCGCCCCAATTCAATCCTCCCCCAGTTGCAAAATACTCCAACTTCCTAAGAGTAAAATCAAAAGGGCTCAATGTACTCAAAGATTGTTCCATTTGCTCAAATGTCTTAACAACACTCAATGGAGGAGTAACAGAACGCCATTCGCATAGCCATATTGCCAAGCCATATTTAAGATAGGTCAAATACCATCCATCAAATAATTGACTTAAATCTTGATTCAAGCCCGTATTTAGCAGCGCAAACTTACCCGTAATTTGAAATAAATAAGGCTGCACAGGAAGAAAGTAAACATAAATGTTACAGCCACCAAGGCATCGCTCCATATGCCAGGTGTAAGGAATCGACTTCACTCCTTCAGCCCTGGGATATGCAAAGTATTCTTCTCTGCTAAGGTTTTCCATTTGAAAACGTACTGTTGTGGTAGACGTTTGATATGGATTAGTTAAAAAGAAAGTGAAAGTATCTATTTCAACTAGGTTTGGGATGAAATAGACTTCTTGTCCAATGACAAAATTGTCTTCAAACTTGGTGTAATATTGAATAAACTTTGTTTCTGCGCCTTTGATTTGCAAAAAATCATTAAGACGGTCTAACCCATCGTTGATTTCATCACCGGTGGTGAACTCATAATTGCGTCCTACAATACCGCTCAGATAATATGAGTCAATAATTAACTGACGAGTAGTGTAAGCAACAGCCATGAATTCCCTCCGTTAAACCCAGAGTGCACCAGCCCAATTGCCGGTGCACTTCTCGCGCCCTGGTTTACATACCAATGCCGTTGTTTTGGGTCAATGGGAAGAACATTGCCATGGAGTTTTGTGGAACCATGTCTTTGCCCCAAATCACGTCCCTTGTCCAACCGTAAACGTTTTGGAATGGGATAACACCATAGTACAAACGCACAGACACAGTGGTATCTTCATCGGTAGCCGTAGAGGATGGGAAAGGATAAGTACTTGGCAGCTTAGGCATAGCCACATACAAAGCATTATCAGACACAGCACAACCCACTTTAGCTGAAGGCACAAACTGTGCAGTCATGCCCGCAACGATGTTGATTGGGATGTTCTGATTCATATTGCCAGCAGTAGCACAAAGGGCAGGATAGATACTGGTTGTCACATGACCTGAACCATCTGAAGCCGCATCAGCAGTGATTTGTAACTGTACAGGCAAACTGGTTTGGTTGTGGCCAGTCCAGGTTAGCCAGTAAGGAACAGTTGCCCCACCATAGTTAACGAATTGGCAATGGTCATATGCCTTAATAGCGTTCACATCACTAGTGCCCGCACCAGACCAAGTTATTTGGGTAATATTGTTACCAGTAGGGTCATTGGTACTAAGAACAGTCAATACGCTTGAAGGATAAGTTGCATTACCAACAGTACCTGAGAAGTGAATTGGCAGCAAGTTGGAGCTATAAAACTCGACCCCAGCCCAGTTACCCACCATCCAGCTCATAGCGTTTTCATTGTTTCGCTCAAGAGTGAATTGGTTTTGCATGGTAGAAACAATCGCAGGAATGGATTGAAGGTCAAGATAGACTTTCAATATGCCTGGGGCACTTGAGTATGAACGGAAATTAGCAATCATCTGAGCCAATTGTTGGGCAGAGTTGATTGGGTTAGTACCGTTACCGAAGAAACGATAAGGAATGGTTTCAAAGAGGGTTGTAACGTCTGATTCGACTTTAGAAGCCAGCTCTGCCATTGCGGCGTCGCCAAGACGTGTGGTGTATTCTTCAAGATTGTTGAATACGATTTGTTCAGCAGTACCAGCATATGACACGTTTTCTTGTTTGTTAACGGTCAATGTACGTGAGTTCTGTTGGATTTCTTGGAAGTTAACAACCAAGGAATCTTGAGACACAAAACGAGGCGGGGTTTCGTAGCTGACACTGGAGCCTAAATTGCCCGGGAAGTTTTCTGGGTCACGAAAACGAGTATTGGCCGTAGAAACGACGCAACAGTTGTTTTGGAAGATTTCCAAGTCGGCCATGTTCCAGGTCACAACTTGTTGTAAAATATTTGCAGGTACCATGTAAAAGTCTCCATCAACGATCAAACTTCGTTGCCGGTCTCTTACTGTCGGTTACCCTGTCTCAATATTTACGAAGCGCCCTAATAGCATCTTTCATTGATTTTTGAGTCATCGGAACAGTCGAACTACCGTCAACGGACGCGGTAGAGGATTTCAACTGACTCAATGGCTTTGGCTCTTTCGTTGCTTGTGCAGTCTGTGCCTTTTCCTTATTCTTCAGTATCGAATCACTTAACTTTTTCATGGCTCGCTCAGCAGCGACACGATGACCATTCCTTAGCAAGTTTTCAATATCACTGAATTTCTCAGGATGTTGACCCATCTCATACATGCAATGCTCAGTTCCAGGTACGCTGTTAACCAGGGCCACCATTTGGGGGCTGTTCTGGATATTAAACGCGCCTACAACTTCATCAAAATCGTCATATTCCTTGCGTCCTTCTGCCATCTTCGCTGCATACTCAGACACAATTTGTCTGGCTACGTTAGCGTTAGATTGCTCTTGAGCAAGGGCCTGAACCTTGGCAGTCACTTTTTCATCGCTTCGCTTATCGATTAAATCGATAATCTGAGCCTCAGTCAGTGTTGCCATGTTCACCGGTGCGTGGGAAGCAGATTGCTGACTCGCCAAGGCTTCATTGCGTCCGCGCTCATAAGCAGACTCCTTAGCCTTAGTAATCAAGTAATTCGCTTTATCCTGTGTCATGTACTCTTGCGAAGTACCGACGTTAGAAAGCCCAGCATCAGTACTAGCCTGATTCTGATTAACCAAAACTTCATTCGTCATTAAAAACCTCTTTCGACATTTGAACCCTGTGTCACAGGTAGACCCGGAGATTTGTGCCCGTCACAACTGTAGAACCCTTCAGCCAGGTTGTCCCGAGATTACGCTCTCGTTAGCGGCACTAATAATATAGCGTTAAATATTATGGAAATCAACCGTATTGGTATGATTTGTGCAAATAGCTATTAATTGATCAGTAAATAACCATGAAAAATTCAACTCTTCGATTTAATCGAATAGTTCACCCTGTGATAGAATTTGATTTTTAACCAGGAATTATTCATGTCAAATCGCAAGCAAGTTATCGATAAAGCTATATTTCATTTGTTTGACGCTCTCAGCTCAGCAAATGAAAAGTTTTTTAGGCCACTGACCGAAGAAGCAATCACTCCCCAAGAATATGGTGAAATCCAAGTAACAGCAGCAGCTAACTATCTTCGTTATTGCATTTTCTCTAACATTGCAGAGGCAGACAGAGAAAAAGCAATTGATTTGATTTGCGAGGGAATGAAAGTCAAGCCTACCAATATGGATGACCAAGCTCCAAAACTGTTTGCCGACCAAGCCAAAGTTGATTTTGGTAGCATTATAGGCGGAGCAACCGCATTAACCTCTGTCATAGTGGGTGCTGATGAGCTTGTTGGTGGCCACGAAGAAGAATGAAGTTTTTAGATACTCTTAAGTCAGCCATCGGCCCAGTAAAGCCACCCAATGAACGCCCAGACAACTTCTGGGCTGAGATTGGACATCTATGCATGAAAACAAAGCCCCAGGCTTTCATTGGTCGCCGGATATCTGTTGATTTGGGCGATGGATGGAACGACAAAGCAAGTTTTGATTTCAACCAAACTTTATTAAAGAACGAATCAACCAAACAACAGCCCACCCCACTAGAACAGGCAGTAAAATTGCTCCCAAAATCATAAGAAGCTCACAAAATGTCATGGATAGCCCTTAGCTTTCCTTCCAATGCCTTGGCATACTCACATAGCTTTTCATGTTCTCTTGCCGCGCGCCACAGCTCACTGTTTCGATTGGTTTCATACTGAATTAAATAGAACGGTCTAGCGCTTGTTTCTGAATAAAGCCTAAACCATTCGTTTCTTTCGTCAACCAAACTCATTTTTCACCTTTCACTATTTTCTCCATAGCCCTGTCTGCCTCTGATTCTGCGCGTTCGTGCTCTCTATCAGCAGCCAAAGCAGCTAAGGCCCTGTCAGCCTGTTTACCAGCCAAGCCATGCTTATGTTCACTCTCTTTGATTGCAGCGTCTATAACCTTATTGATGCGCTCATCATCGGCTTTCTGCTGCTCAATGCCCACTTTTGTTTCCGCAATAGACAATTCTGCCAAAATCTTAGCAATTTCGACTTGTAGCTTCTTGTTATCCATTTCAAGCTCAGCCATCTTAGCGGCTGATTTCATTTCTTCTGAGCGAGCAGCTTGCTGAACCTTGGCCATTCCGACTTGATTTTCTGACTGGACTTGCTGAGCAGCGATTTGAACCATTTGTTGGTCTATCTTAGGCTGTTGTGATTGCATTTCCATCGCTTTTTGCTTCATTTCAGCTTGTTGCTGGCTATATTCTTCCCAGCGTACTTTCATAGTTTCAACATTGCGCATTTCTACATTGTCGAGAACCAAGTCACCACATGCATCATTGATAAATTGACCAAGGCTAGGTATGGCATTACTGAGTGCAATAACTTGCTGAAGTGCGCGAGACTGTTGTAGACCAAAGCTGACACCAGCAGATATTTTGATTTTAAAGGCACCAGGCTCAAAATCTATCATCACCCCGCCAGGTTGGTTAATCATCTCATATGAGCGTTTACCTTCTTGCGATATCACAGGTATAGAACGCGGAGTCTTGTAGTACATTGGCATCATGTCGATAACCATCTGCGCGCATGATTCTAAACCCAAAAGATAGTTATTCATATAGGGCATTGCTGATGCGTTACTCAGCGTTGTGATTTCCTGCACAGCCTTACCTGACATTTCGGCTGATGTGAGTTGAGTCATGCTGGTGTCAAAGTTACCCAAAGCGTTTTGGATGACCGTATCAGCAGCCATAAAAGCTTCCATCACGTCTTGTGGCAAACCTTGCCTAGGCGCAATTATGGGAGGCTGCAAGGGCACATTAGGGTTACCATTGTGGAAAGCATTATAAATAAGGGTTGTTGTGTTTTGTGGCTTACGATACAAATCTAAATATTGAGGCGGGATACTTTCCAAGGAGGCAATGATTTGCGCGGGGCGCATGTTTTCAATCTCATTGACCAATACTTGACCCGCAAAGTTCTTCATCCGCTGAGCACCTTCAGCATTATAAAAGATAGGCTTGGTCATTTGATAGCTTGAGCCTGTTGTATCATCTTTGGATACCACACTATTACCATCAAAGAACTTGATGGGCAAACATGGATAATCGGTGTCTTCTTCGTTCAAAATGTCATTGCGCACCATTTGGAAGCGCTTAATCGTGGTGATTTCAGTTTCACGACTATCAACTATCATTGGCACTTGAGCCAATATTCCGGCTTCTTCCCATGCCTTGACAAAGTTCTTATATTCTTTGTCGGTCATGTTTTCATCGTTGGATAGCTTATGTAATTTGACCTTCTTCTTAACCTTCTCATAGTAATCAGCCACCATAATGATATGGTCTTGCCCTACTTTGAATGACCAGTTAAAAGGGCCGAAACTACCCATACCAGAACTAGAAGTAATGAATTTATCCTGAAACTTATACTTAGAGATATCGACCTCGGGGAACTCACGCTCAAAGTCTTCTTTGCGCATGGGGACAATCTCGAAGCAGTAATCGCCGTCTGATTTGTCTGGAGCAGCAGCAAGGGAATCAAAGCCTACCAGCGTTTGATCATATGTGCGTTGCATCTTGATATGCTGTAAGAATGACTTGGAATCCACATAATCAGTAAAGATTTTAACCGAGCTATAACCACCTGATAGACTGTCTCGATAGACTTCCTTCTCCATTCCGCGCTTGTTAGACTCTTGCAGGGTATAGCGCATGAAGCCCTCAAGCACACGTATTTGCTCAGCTTGCAGTTTCTTTTGCTGCATATCCCCCGGCATATAGTCATCAGATGTGTGGATTTCGATAGACGGCTCGTGCTTAGCAAACTCACCGATTAAGCGCGACAAGTAAGCTTCAAGAATATTGAACTCTAAACTGTTTCTTAACAGTTCATTGTTGACGTTCTTGCCTGAGTCGCCCATGGTTGTGACAAAGATGAAATTACGGAAGCGAGTGTATCGCTCATAGTTACCTTTGAAGCCCTGGTAACTATTCTCAATATTCTTTTTGATTCTTTTGAGCTGTATACCTTTTTGTATATCGTCCATGGGTTACCTGCTTATAAGTGCATCGAATTAAGGTTTTGTTGTCTAAGTGCGTCTAGTCTGTTTGCTGAGCCTACAAAGGCTTTTAAGACTTCAGACTGTTTGTCTTCATGAGGTAAGATAGTTCCATCAATGAGGGTGGCTCGGCAGGCCATTTCAAGTGAGTCAGCTATATCATCATGGGCGTGTGATTGGTTGCCTGTGATTTTGCGCATATGCTCCAAACATCGCTCAGTATGTTTGCCAGTACGTGGTATTGATATCTGCTTGGATGCCACAAACTTTTGGCATTCAAAGAAGCGGGCTGTCTTATTGCCTCCGCCAGCGTTACGCTCAACGTCCATTATACGAAGCCCGGGCACTGTCTTAAGTATCGAGGTCAACGTGACGCCTGTTGATTTCTTTTCAATCAAGACCCAATCAGGTCTAATGGGATAGCGCATACATTCTTGGTAGAAGTCATAGAACTCAGCCTCTAGGTCTTTAGGCTCGATGCGAACTTCTCGACAACCCAGCCAATGCAGGCCATAGACACCAAAGTCAATGCCTCGATGCTCTATCTTATATATGCCCCAGAATGACATGGCGGTCGCGTCGTTCCAGGTCTTATCAGTTTCCGCGCTGTCAATTGTCAAGAATGTAGACAGAATAGGAGGGTCAATGTCCGTCAAATGGAACCAATCGCGCTGAAATATGCCGCCCCCAGGGGGTTGGGGTTGCTGCATCTGTTGTGCCCAAAAGTTGTATGGGTCTTTGTCGCGCATTATCAGAAGTTCGGACTTAGGATGCTCCTCGGGATACAGAGGATTATCATGCTCATCTAATGCTGTTAAGATGACTTTTTTCCACTCATAGCCCTCTTTGCCATCAAGAAAGAAAGCCGGTAAGTCATCCTCATGGAGACGCTGACCGATGAATATACGCGCCACATTGTGCGAGCGAGGGCGCATTGTGATCGTGCCCTTGTAGTTATCAATCACCTTGTTACGCAGTAACTCGGAAAATGTATCAGTGTACTTGTGCATGTCATCCATCAGGACGCAACCGGAAAAGCGGTCGCAATTGGGCAATCCCGCATCGGCACCTACGATAGTCATTTCAGCACCGAAGGCCGTACAAATGCCGCCAGCCTCAGTCTTAAAGTTACCCTTGCTCTTTGAGTCTTGCCTCAGATGCACACCAAAAAGCCGTTTATACTCGCTCATTTCCATGATTTCTTTAATGGTGGATGTATGCTTTACTGCGAGGTCGTACCCCACAGATATATATAAAAAATTGCAATCAGGATAATTAGCATAACACCAGGCCACCCAGTAGACTAACAATGTTGACTTACCGTAACCAGGCGGAACATTGATTACCAGTCGCGTGGTCTCCATATTGAAGACAGCCTTTAGTTCACGCGCCATTGTAATAACGTGCGGCTCCTTGCCGGGTGGGCAAGAAATACTGAAGGGTCGCCCGTTCTTGAGTTCATAGAAAACACGAACGAAAAGCAAGAAGGAACCCTTCAGGTCTGCGCTCGTGTAGTCATATTCTGCAAGAGTCGGGACGGGTAAGTGTCCGTGGTCTTGTATTGTCATCAGTACGGCTTGTTATTCATCTTTTTAAGCTTGGGATAACAAGCACGGCCTGAGCCTTCAAGAGTGACTGCTTTGAGTCCGCCGTCTTTCTTCTTCATGCCGTCTTTCATGCCGTCTTTCATTTCATGCTTTTCGTGCTTTTCATATTTCATTTTGATTTCCTTTTCGGTTTGTTTGATTTGGGTTTCTTGCGAGTCTTACCCGCTTCTGACATTGCAATAGCAATACTTTGACTCTCTGGCTTTCCTGATTTGCGTTCAATCGCAATATTCTCAGATATGCCTGCTTTGGTCTTTGCTTTTGGGCCTTTAACTAGAGGCATCTATATCTACTCCATGGGTTCGGTGTGTTCTTCGGCGTCGGTGTGTTCTTCGGCGACAGCCACGCCCGCAGTTGCAGCAGCCATAGCAAGCGCCAGGATAATTGCTTGTGTTTCTTTCTCATGTTTCTTCATCAGATTCATTGCATCTTTAAGCA